CTAACATTTCACCTAGACCCCGCCACTTGCAGGATGCCACTAAACGCATCAGGGATTGGGTGCTGGCTTTGGGGTGATTGTTCGCAGGAGACAGGAAATGCCTAAGACGATCTACATACCGGAAGATGCACGACACAGTGGGATTAACATCACTTGGACACCCTCAGCCGGACGCTTGGACATTGGCGGCTGGTACGACACAATGGTCGGCATCCAGCCGGGATCAATGACGCTGGCTGAGTTTTTCGCCAAGCTGGGGATTACGGAGAAGGACGTGCGGAAAGCATTGTCTGCGAACACGAAAGGCCACCGGCCAGAGTGAGCGACAGCGAAAGCTACAGGACTAAATCACTGGCTGAATCAAGTCCAAGGAACAAGTGGACTGCTTTACATTGATAACATAAAGGAATAAAAAGATGACTACAAAAGCAACACGGTACGCGCGCTTGATGGAAGAATGCGCATCATATGTACGGGAAGTAAAACCTAGCTGCAATGACCCCGAAAAGGCCGCCGCGCTGCTACGCCCACTGATACAGCAAAGGCAGGATATGGGGCAGGAAACTGTTTGGGTCATCATGCTAGATACAAAAATGCGTGCAATAGGTGCGCCTGTAGAAGTATCGCGGGGCACATTAGATGAATGTATGATGCCTACTAGGGATATTATGAGGGCTGCACTGATGGCAAATGCAAGTGCAGTGATATTAGCGCATAATCACCCAAGCGGCGATCCGCGCCCATCCGCAGAGGATGTCAATGTTACTAAAAAAATCATGGAGGCTGGTGATATTATTGGCGTGCGCGTTTTAGATCATATTATTATTGGAACAAAGACAGAGATTAACCCAGGCTATATTTCAATCAGGACAGAAGGTCTTGTTAATTTCAAATAATAAAAAGGCTGAGGGGTGACATCATGTATACCTATTACAACAATTGTGTTAGTTGGCCCTCTTCTGATGTATATGCTCCTGGTGGGTTATCTGATATGGTTCAATCGGGAATAGAAATCACGAGGAGAACTTTTCAGAAGAATGTTGGGGCATCTGTGCTGGCTGAGTTTGAGTTAAGTATGGGGTATCCTTATGGTCAGCTTACTATGAAAAATGATTACGCTGTTAGTTACCATCGAGGGAAGTTGCATGGGCATCGGGTATATTGGGTGAGGCATTCAGCTATCGAATATGTATTTGTCCCAGAATCACTAATTTGGAAACTAGCATGAAAATTGCCGATTACGAAAAGCGACAAAATCGCCCCTTGCTGGCGCTGGAGGGGCACCCTATACCGGAGTTGCCCCATACACCTAAAGCGGCAGGAAACCGCTATTATGTGCCGTTTTCGCTAGTGTCGCTCGCCATTGTCCACGGAGCCGGTTTTACCTTTACCGAAAAGTTGTTAGAAGCGAAGAAAAAGTTACAACAAAAAGAAATCCCAGATGTACCCATGCCTGACTTCCTGATGCCATTCCAAGCAGAGGGAGTTAGGCGGCTGTGTGCCAAAAGTAAGGGGGCACTGCTAGCCGATGAACAGGGGTTAGGTAAGACAGTTCAGTTGTTGACATATATTGCCAGCAAGCCGGAACTGCGCCCCTGTGTCATCATTACACCGGCCCACCTTAAACATGTTTGGGTGAATGAGGCGGCTAAGTTTTTCCCTAACATGATCATCGAGAAACTCGTTAGCCAAACACCTTACCCTGTGACAAATGATGTGCTGGTTATCAACTATGAGATTTTGCAGTACTGGGCTGCCTACTTAACTGAAATTGGTGTCAAGTTGGTTATCTGTGACGAGGCCCACCGAGTTAAGAACAGGGATGCCGCTTGCACCAAGGCTATGCTGGCAATCGGTAAACGCCCTGTCAGAATCATGGCTACCGGAACACCGCTTGTCAATAACCCTGAAAATATCTGGTCGTTGGTTGATGCGATTGATAGCAACATACTGGGTTCGGAACGGAGCTTCAACAACTATTTCACCGATTCCAAGCAGGTGCCCATTTATAAACGCGGCAGACCCTTGATGATCTATGGTCGCAGGGTAACGCGCAAGGTTGTAACTGGGTACAAGCACCTTGATATACTGCATAAAACCTTGGCATCGTCGGTAATGATTCGGAGGACAAAAGCTCAGGTATTACCGCAGCTACCTGAAAAGACCCGCACCGTAATACCTGTAGATATTGGTCTTGCAGAACTTAACAAGCAAACCATTGAGGACATCAAACAAGCCAGTGGCGCTGTCGAAGCATCATCTTGCTACGCCAAACTATATTCAGAGGTAGGTGAGGCTAAGATACCCGCGAGCATAGCGTGGATAGAAGACTTTATGCAGAGCACTGATCAGCCCTTAGTTGTCATGGGTTGGCACCGTGAAGTGATGATTGCCCTGCATGAGAGGTTTAAGGATGACTCTGTTCTGATTATTGGGGGTGTTACCGATAAGGAACAATCCATCCAAAAGTTCATATCTGGCGACAAAAAAATCCTTATCGGGAACATCAAAGCAGCGGGCACAGGGATTACCCTGACAAATGCGAGCAGCATGCTGTTTGTAGAGTTGCCTATGACCCCATCTGACTTGGGGCAGGCAATGGATAGAATACACCGAATCGGGCAAGATACAAAATGCAGCTATTATTTTATCGTTGGCAAAGATACAATCGAGGAACGGATAATTAGGGTGCTGGATAGAAAAGCATCAATGGCAAGCGTTGTTGTGGATAATGCAGAAAACGAAGTGCAACTTGGGAACCTTCTTCTGGAAGCTATAAATGAATAATGGCCATCAAAAGATTCTTATAGACTTCGAGCGGCTGTTTGCAATGGAGAACATCCCCGTTGCCCAGCCAGGTCAGCGGCATTATCATCGTGGGTGGGTGTCTTTGCCATGCCCGTTCTGCAAAGGTGGGCAGGATGGTAACCATCTGGGCTATAGCCCGAAATACAAAGTATTTACATGCTGGAGATGTGGCAGGCACACAGTAGGCGAGGTGCTTGCGGCTCTACTTGGGAAATCAAAGCGTGACGCTGTGCAGTACGCGCTCGAACGGTACCCAGCCGATGCCTTTGCAGCACTTAGGGAGCAAAAAACATATGAACGCCCCTATGAATTAGAGCTAATTGGCAGCAAGACACCTGATGAGATGCATATCCGATACCTTAACAGCCGCCATATAGATGCGGATTGGCTGGTAGATAGATATGATGCTAGGTTTACAAAGGAACATAAAACACACGGATGGCGGGTTATCCTTCCTATTTGGCATATAAATAGATATGTCAGCTATGTCGGCAGGGACGTTACAGGTGAAGCCAGCCACAGATATTTGACTTGCTTCCCTGAAAACGAAGTATACGACATCAAACTTTGCCTGTTTGGTATGCAACGTGCTATATGGGATACGGTCATCGTTGTAGAGGGGCCATTTGATGCCTTGCGGATCGGCGAGGGTGCCATTGCAACACTTGGTTCAGGATGGAAAAATGAGCAAGCCAGGCTGATTGGCACACGGTTCAGGCGGTCTTACATCTTGTTTGACGCGGAAAAAGATGCTATTATTAGGGCTAGGAAACTTGCGCAAGCTTGCATGATGTTCAATAACGGACACAAGAGCAGCGTCATAACACTCTCCGGTGAACAGGGCAAAGACCCAGGTGAGTTGCCGGAAGAAACACTTGTCAAATTGCGGGAATTAATACATGGCTAGCAGATACACACACAATTCAAAAGCCAATGCAACGGGGTTCAGCAGGGCAGCTTTTCTGGTTTACACCCGGAAGATGCCATTCCTGAAGATACCCCAGATTTTCTTTGACAGCCTGTTCACCATGTCTGATAGCGAGGTGGGTAGCATTGTCAAGTCACTGATTATCTACATGATGACAGACGGTGAAACAAAGCCTGACCTGAAGTTTGAATCGAAGCATCATGCGAGCACCTACGATGCGATGGTCGATGTCACCAGAGGCTACATAACCAGCCTGAAAGGACACCTTAAAGGGGAAGCCATCGAGGAAAAGCAGGCATTTAAGGCCAAGCATATCGGATATGACACCGAGGCCATCGAAGCAGCTATTGATGCTATTCAGGATGTACTGGATGAGGATGGAGGGGATTATGATGAAATGGCTGACGGTCTACCAGATACAAGTCTGGCATTAGACACCATTGAGCAGGAAGAGGCTATCAAACAGAAAGGCGGAAAGGTAAAAAAACCATCACCGTTTAGTCCGAGGCGGGATATACTCAAACCTTCTCTTATGCCGCTTGTTTCAGACGAAATCTGATGTTCTAAAGGAGTTGAAAGATGTCAAAGATTGAACTGATGCAAGGTGATTGCCTAGAGCAAATGAAGAAGATTGAGAGTGGTTCGGTGGATATGATATTGGCCGATCCACCCTATGGAACCACTGCCTGCAAGTGGGATAGCGTCATCCCGCTTGAGCCAATGTGGGAACAACTGCAGAGGGTCATTAAGCCTAACGGGGCTATTGTGATGACTGCCAGCCAGCCGTTTACTACAACGCTTATTTCATCTAACATAAAGATGTTTAAGTATTGTATGGTATGGGATAAGGGGAGAACAATGGAACCACAGCTTGCCAATATAAGACCAATGAAGTGTCACGAAGATTTAGTAGTTTTTTGTCATGGAAAAACAACATATAATCCTCAAAAGACAAAATTAGATGCACCGGACAGAAGAAAAGCAAGCGGAAGAAAGAACAATAGGCTTGATGGTACAGGACACAACATTTTATCTTCTGTTAATTCTGAAGATAGGACATATACAGACAGATTCCCGCTATCTATCTGTCGATTCGGAAATTCCAACCAAAAGGACAAGCAGCACCCAACCCAAAAACCCGTAGCCTTGATGGAATACCTGATCCGCACCTACACCAACGAGGGAGAGACAGTTTTGGACTTTGCTATGGGAAGTGGAACTACGGGTGTAGCTTGCGTTAACCTTGGACGGAACTTCATCGGAATTGAACTGGATGATACATATTTTGAGATTGCGAAGAATAGAATAAATGAGGCGGCGAGAAGCCGTTTTACGGGCTACTTTGCGGGCGTTGCCGACTCATAGCGGCGACAATGCTTCAAAATCGAACAGAATTGCCCCTTGCTGCGGCTTTAGCCGTTGGCAGGTATAAAGTCATAGGTTATTTTCAAATGGATTCTAGGGCCATTTACGGCGGTTTTAGGGCCTACCCTATTTCAGCGGATTATTGGCAAGGAAACAAGCTGAGCCGATAGCGGGATATATTTTACTTTATGAGCATCATTTTCTTAAAGCTTGGATTATTTTTAATGGTTCTAATCGGACAGAATTCGATTCTTGGCAATTTTCCTTCTAGTTTTGAATACGCATACGCGCGCGCGGGATACAGCTTTTCTTTTGCTTTTGGAAAGGGGATAAAATGGGGGTTAAAATGGGGGGATATATAGGGGGGGGTGTGGGGGGGGAAAAAAGGGGGGAAAAAAGGGGGAAAAAAGGGGGAAACCTTTTCCTTTTCTTTTAAATTTTCATGCCTTGTTAACTTATGCTATTTTCCGCTAAATTTTCCGCTATGTCCAAAAAGTTGCAACGAACTCCGCTAGCTAGGCGTTATACTACGGGAGCGGGGAACATTCCCGCTAGTCGCAACGCTATAAATAAGAAAGTATCAAATAAAATGAGAAATAACTCACCGATTACTAAAGCAAATCTGGCAAACAAGTACATCCGAATCACTCCGCTTGGTGAGGTGCGGCTAACTTGTGGCAAAAATATCTTCCGCCTGCATAAGAAGGCGGGTATACACAACGCTGAGCTAACTTCTGAATACCTCGCACAGACATTGCGGAACATCATCATTGCTGAGTCTGGCAACATTGCTGAAGATAACGTCCGGTTACATGATCTGCTTTATTGTGTGAAACATGCTTGTATAGAATTGCGTGATAATCCCGATCAAGTCAGCATCGATGATATACTTGACATTTTCCAAGAATATGAAGATGTGCTGCCTGAAAAAGATTCGTCGTATCCAATCCATAACGAGGACTGATTAGCATGAAACAAGCAACAGCAACCACTCAGAACACAGCCATCAAGGAATGCACCTGTGTTTCCAAGTTTCAAGATGCAAAGTATGGAAAGAATAAGAGGGTAATGAACTTCCGCTTAAAGGCAAAATGTTTCCGCTGTACTGTTTGTGAACGTAGCCATAATTGATGAGAGGATAAAGTGAAGGGCATTGTTCGACTTGAGACAGGCTCGCATTACTGGTGGAGGCATAACGATGAGAGGAGACACACATGAGTAGTAAAATAAAAGATGATCTTGGCCAACCGCTAAGCGATAGCCAGCTGCACTTCGGAGAGATGCAGCTTGAATGCACCGCTAATCGGTGGGGAGTAACACCACTGCAAGCAGCAAAGATTATGATAGATATCGCTTATATCAAAGAGGCTTGGAACTGGGTAAACATGGACGAGTTTTTAAACAATTACATTCACCAGAACACCTGAGTTCACCGGCTGACCGCAGTTTGACCAGTCCGAGTGAAACGACTTGTTAGCACATCAAAGGAGATTAATATATATTACGTTTCGGTCGAGAGGGAGTTCAGCGGTACGCAGCGCAGCAGAGCATCCGATGCAACGCATGGTTAGTGCGCCGGTAACTATGGAGAAGAACATGGCGATTAAAATTGTGACAGACTTTCGAGTGCTGATGCAGCTTGCGCAGGCACTGGGGCAGGCCGGTGCGGAAAGGATCGAATGACAAGCGATGAAGGCATGATGTGCGCGGCCCGCATGATGCGGGATGCCGCCGAACTGAATCAGCGGGCAGCGGATCGAATCGAGGAAGCCGTCCGGCAGATGCAGATACTCTTCGACGCCGGATATGGCGGCACGGCTCCGCGTCTGCTGGAGGAATTGGAGAAGGCCAACGCCGTGCTCAGTGGCGCGGCAACCAAACGTGAATAATAACCGGACGCTTACCGCGTCCACTGGAGCTATTGTTATGCGAGGTTTTATCATTTTGTCAAGAAACACCTCAACAACTTGGTCGGGGCCTGTTTATTTTTTTCAGGAGAAAAATGGGCCGCGATTCGGTGAATGCTACACACAAGAGAAAGCAACACTTGTTTCTCGCCAACGGTTTGACGAGCTAAAGGATAAGCGTATTATCCCAGAGAAGGCAGAGTTTGTTTGTGTTCCATAACAAATGAGAATGGGTATGGTAACAGAAGAAATGAGAGAGGCGGGTTCTCAAATGGCCTCTGACTTAATGGACGCGCAGGTTTCATTCTGTCTGGGTGGGCTTGGAGGTTCAAAAGAGTGGGATGAGTTCGAGTCGTCCCATTGTGGGAAAAACATGGATCTGATTAAGCAATACGTCAACGGGGAGATTGATTCCGTGACGGCTATCTATATCGCAATGCATCGGGAGTCTATTACGCCCAACACCAACATGCTGAGGATCAAGGCATGAAGGTCCAGGTAATCACAGTCCTGAGCTGCGCGCCATTGTCGGAAATCGAACTTCCGATCGACGACTGGAAACAGATCAAGAAATGGTATGTAAAGTGGGACACTCTCCACTACACACTCGACAACCAGACGTGGCGGAAGATTGATCTGGACAGCGACATCATCGACGGTGTGGACATGAAGAACCCGGCATCCGTCGAGATCCGTGACCCGGAAACCTTCGATCTCATCGACCAGGATGAATAAATATGACCAAGAAAACCGAAAGCATCATTCTGGAAAACAAGGACGGCCAACGTCTCCGAATCTACCGCGTGGAAAACACCGAGGACAAAGCCCTTACCTTCTGCATCGGACTCGAAGGGGAGGGTCAAGACCACTTCGCTTTTTACCCTGAGGATGCCGTGGACATCACGAGCGCGATTGATACCATCGTGGATTCCTTCACCCAACAGGGAGAATGACATGAATGACAACGTAGAAAGTGAGGTTTCGGAATGAGTGAACGAAGCGTGCGAATGGAGATAACCTCCACTGACTTGTTGGCAAGTCTAGCGGCAGAGTGTCGGAAGCTGGTTGATGCGTCTGGTCTTGAAGACGGGCAGGGTGGCGGGTGGGAGTCATACGACTGCCAATTGACTGAGTTTCGGAAGCGTCTGAAGGAGGCTGAATCTCATCTTGCCAACAGGGAGAATGACATGAGCGACAACGACAAGGCGAAAACACCCGACGTGCTGGAGGGGGTAATGGCCACAACCCCGACGATCACCTTCCCGCCACTGAAGGACAGCGACGGGAACCCTGAGCCGGTATTAAGCGTCACATTTGCAGTTGGTCCATACTCGCTGGAAATAGTGACCGAAGGCGCTGGGGCATATCTCGCCGTCGAGATCGAGGGGGAAGTCGAACTGAATCCCGACGAACTGACCGCTCTAGCGGCATGGGTTGAGTCCGTCTGCAAGGCGATGGATAAACACAATGGAGAAGGGCACGCTAAACGATGAACAGGTTTGAAGGGATGTAGCTCAGTGGTTAGAGTAGCGGTCTTATAAGCCGACGGCCGGTGGTTCAATCCCACCCATCCCTACCATCTTGTTATTATATTGGTTAGCATGTTAGGAATAAAATGGATCACTATCAATTGTATCAAATGATCTTTTGGCGCATCGTTGAGGCTACCTGTGCCGTTCTTGCTATGATCGCGCTGTATGGAAAAACTAGAAGATAATCTTAACATTGATGAGTAGGGTGGTAATATGAGCACAAGATGGCAGATTGCGGCTAAGTTGTCCGATGGGCGTTGTGGGTGTATCTATGTTCACCATGATGGATACCCTGAGTACGCCTTGGAAATGCTTACCAAACACTACACGGAGCAACCTAAGATCGACGCCCTGATTGCTCTTGGTGATTGCAGTTCTGTTGGCAGTACACTTGATGATTGTGAGCCTTATGTGTTGCACGGCGATGATTGGGAATATGTATGTCCGACTTATGGTGCCGATTTGCGGACTGTAGCGGAGGAACATGCACACGGGGATGAGGAATACCGTTACATGTGGGATGGTGTTAGTTGGGAAATGACAAAGCTGTAATAAGGTGTATCTATGAGTGACGAAAAGAAAAAAAGAGTCCCACTATGTCCAGATTCAACAGGTTTCACTCCGGCTTTCCTACGCCGGATGATTGCATATTTCGATGGTGTTGATGAAGCGGAAATTGAGCTAATTGGAAATGCGGGGATCTGGCCTAGCATTGGTACTCACTACAAGCACCTCATTCCAAAGTTTGAGAATTTCTTTTTGAACGCCGAGGAGGGTGACCCTATTCATGCTCTGTATCATATGCACCTATATTGCGGTACTTCACTAGATACGCTAATTCGTGCAATCGAAACGGCATGTACCGGTGAGCCTAGCCGTGCCGCTGTTTGGCTTGTGCTGCGGAAGCAGGTTGAAGTTGAATGGGCTAAAGCAATTATTGAGCAGAATACCAACAGGGAAGGCACCCCACATTCAGCCGTTGTACTGTTTCAGGAAAACCTTGTAGATATTGAATGGGTTAAGGGTATCATTGAACGCTGTAACAATGGTGGTAGCTATAGTGCCGCCCATCACTTGTGGGCTGCTGGTCGGGTTCCCTATAGCTTTGTCGAACGATTTAAAGGCAAATGGGAAGATAGGTTTATTGTGCAACCTGAAAGTGAAAGAGGAATATAAAATGACTGAGTTCGTATCGTTTCCAAAGATTGCTCGATATTCTAGGAATGTTGTGGTGACCGAAAAAATTGATGGCACCAATGCACAGGTATTCATCGGAAAAGATGGTGAATTCCTGACTGGTAGCCGCAACCGTTGGATCACCCCAGAAGATGATAATTTTGGGTTTAGTCGTTGGGCGCATGAACACAAGGATGAATTGCTTACTCTTGGCCCCGGCAGGCACTTTGGTGAATGGTGGGGCAACGGCATTCAACGTGGGTATGGGCTGCCTAGTGGCGATAGGCGGTTTAGCTTGTTCAACGTGTCCCGGTGGTGTCTACATGGGCAGGAACCCGTAGGCACTCAGCAAGTGTTGCCTCCTTGCGTTGGGCTTGTCCCGATTCTTTGGAATGGTGCTTTTGACGATTTGCGTGTTGACGTCATATTGGCCGATCTACACCAGAATGGAAGTAGGGCTGTACCAGGATATTTTTCACCAGAAGGTATTGTGATTTTTCATTCTGCTGCTAATATATGCTTTAAGAAAACATTGGTTAAAGATGATGGAAAAGGAAATGCTTAAGCGGTGTACGAAGTGTAAGTTGACTAAACCACTTACAGATTTCCACAATGATAGAAGCAAATCTGATGGATTATCATCAAGTTGCAAGTCGTGCAAACAGATTTACTCCCGTAAATACTATATTTCTAATGTAGACAAGGTAAATAGAGCCAATATGCTTCGGTATAAAGGACATCGTGATGCCTTTAATATGACCAGACGAAAACATCCGGATATTCCGGGTCGCGGGCAATATAACAAGCAACACCCAGATCACGTTGACTTCGGAGCAAGCAAAAGAAAGCCAAATGGTGAATCGTCGTTTCTTAGGGTCATCAGACAGTATAAGGCAAATGCACGAAGAAGGAATCTAGGGTTTCATCTTAGTTATGATGATATGCGAAAGTTAACATCCGCTCCGTGTGCATATTGTGGGCAACCCCCGTCGCAAATAATGTGGGATAGTGGAGCAAACGGCGCGTATATTTACAACGGGGTTGACAGGAAAAATCCAAAACTTGGGTATACTTTAGATAACTGTGTTTCTTGCTGTGGTATTTGCAACAAAGCTAAGGGGTCAATGACATATGAAGCTTGGTTGGCATGGATTGATCGGATAAAATCGTATTACGCTTAATATAATAGGATGCGTAGATTCCAAGAAAACTTTAGAGCACGATGATACACCAAAATCAAAAGTGAAGTGAAGGAACCCCGCGCCCGGCGGGCAAACAGGGCAGGCTACAAGAATCCGTTGACGGGCAAGGTTGCTTGACACCTAAACCCTAGCGATCAGCCGCCGCTGAATGGCGGTAGGCTGGATGGCATTCCTAATCAGGAGAAAGCATGAAAGTAAAACGAACAGAGCGTGGCTGGGCTGGGCATTTCATTTGCGCAAACAGGTGCCGATTCCGACGCAATACGCTGTTGGAAAAAGGCGATGTCCGCATCGTCGTGTCGAGCGTCGGTCTGATGGAAAAATGGACTGGCGACCCTCGCCAAGATCGGAATGTGAGCGGGTTTGAACCCATCGGGTGCAACCGCTACTACGAAACGATGGTCTTTCACGCCGAACCCGCGCCGTCGCGCTACTTCGACGCGGATGTGCGCCGCAAGATCGATTTCGCCGCGCCGTGGTGCATAGCCGAGATAGACGCGGATGACAAGGCGAACGCCCAACATGAGGCGGTTGTGTCCGAAATCGAGGAGCGCATGGCGGCGGGCGAATTCGATAATGCTAACCCCGCGCCCGGCGGGCAAACCGGGCAGAAAGGAATGAGGAGAAAATGACAATCTACACAGAAGTTACAATTAAGCCGGCGCATTCCGGAGGCGGGATGTGGCAGCGCAGCGAAAAGCAGGTCTCACCCCAAAACAGCTATGCGGATCTATCTGATCTAGTCATGGCTGGCGAGTTGATCGATCTGGATGATGCATTGGCGGATGAGGATTTCATCGAGGCCGGCATCGAGGATATTCGCGGTCACATCTACGATGAGCCGGGGCTCATCTATGCCGTGCTCGGGAAAGAGGGCGACGGATCTCCCTGCGTGCGCTATTTCGGCGTGGAAGAAGACGAAGTCCCGGAAGATTTTTTCGACTGAGTTTGTCACAACAACCCGCGCCCGGCGGGCAAACCGGGCAGGAGAGAAGAAGATCATGACCAAGTACGAAATGGCGATGGAAATCGCAGCCCTTAGCGGGTACGGGCGCCACGAAAGGGAACACCTGGTCCGCCACCAAATGGGACGACCGATCAGCGCGGTACGCGAGAGCCTGGCCCGTCAGCGGGCAATTGCTCGCGTTACTAACCGCGAGATCATCCTCCATTGCCAACCACCAATACCCCCTGCGCCTGTGCGGGGACGAGGATAATGACGACCGATAGCACACAAGAGCATGTCTCATGTTGGCGGTGCGGGTACACCGTGCCCCTGGAGACCATCGCTATAAGTAGCTGGCGCAAAAACGACATCGGATGAGAATGCGACTGCTGCGTAGCGAAACACTCGGATCACTGGACTAAAGAAGTGGATGAGTACTACATCAGAGAGGCATCAGTATGACGTCTGACACAGCCTTTATCTTGGCGGCTTGGCTTGCTGCTTGTACCGCGTGGACACTATGGGTTGTTCGGCGCTACCGGCGCGACCGGGTTGAACGTGAGCAGAACAAAAGGAAATGATTATGAAAATTAGCAATTACATTATGCAGGAGGCTATAGAGAAAGCCTGTCAATCCAAGCTAAAGTTCAAGGTATCCGCTATTGCCTTTGACACGCACGGGGATTACTTGGACAGGGCTAGGAATACCCATCGTAATGGGATGACGGGTAAAGGCAAAGGATTACATGCAGAAATGGCGCTTATGAAGAAGTATGGGGCAAGGATAAAGACAATCATCATTTGTAGGGTAGGTAACTCAGGAAACCTGCTGCCTATTGACCCCTGTTCAGCTTGCGCGGAGCTTGCTGGTAAATTGGGTATCACCATAGTGTCCATTGAACCATAGTAGAACGACCAATTATTGGGGGTTGGCATGAGCGAAAGAATGTACGTGTTACAGCACAAGAGCGGGGGGTACTTCAAAGAGCAAAACCTATACCTTGGTTCTGCGATATTAACCAACGATATAGATTCAGCCGCGCAAATGACGTTGGAAGATGCGGAAAAGAAATATGGCTGCATGAAAGAAAAGGATGATTGGAAGATATTCAGAGTGGTTGTTGGTTTGCGACTTGGCCAAGAAAGCACCAGACACATAAAAGCCGCAAGGAAGGCATTGCTGGAAAAAGAGCTGGCGGCCATTGGTGAAATATAACACGCGGATAAGAGAACAATATGAGTTGTGAATATGCTTGTTCTTACTATGGTGTGCCTGCCTGCATCGGTAGGCGTGTAACAGTGGATGGCAAGCCCGGAATCATAGCGGAAGATAGGGGGCATTACATCGGAGTTAATTTTGACGATGATAAACCCGGTGTGATTAAGAATGCCCACCCTACATGGAAAGTTATTTACCTTGGAATGGGTGTTATCCGCAAGCCATCAAGATTAGTGGGGAGCCTTTAGCGGAGCTAAAACAACAGCTTGCTAGCCGCAAAGTGTACACCCGAATTTTTGTGGCTAATTACCAAACGTTAAGACGTATATATAAGCAAAGATGCGGGCATCGGCATCCTGATTGGGGGATTTTCTGCGATTGGTTGACTACGCTGCCCAATTCTCATTATATCACGCAATAATCAAATTCATAAAAGAACACTGACTATGGCCAGAAAGAAACAAGATTATCCTGCTGACTTCCTTGCATTCTATCAGGCATATCCAAAGGAGCGGCATCAGGGTTATGTTGCCCCTTTTAAATGTTGGGCTCGCTTGGAGAAAAAGGGTGAGTTGCCGGAATTGTCAGTTATCCTAAAGGCCATCGAAGAACAGAAGACAACTAGAGGCTGGTTAAATGGCTATATTCCCATGATGACAACTTGGCTTAACCAGAAGCGGTGGGAAGCCGAGGTGCAGGATAACTCGCTGGCAAAGGAACAAGCAGAAAAACGCAAACAGCAAAAGGTTGCAGCGTTCTGTAATACGCAGGAAGAAGTCATCACGGAATGGTATGATAAGCTTACTCAATGGGCTGCATACAATAAGTACAACCTATTGAAACTAGCCCCAGTTTTTGGGAGTTATCTACATCCCGTGGTTGACACGCTAGTACTTAACAGCATCACGCTGTACATACCTGAGCCTGAAAATCCATTATCTATGCCTTGCGCGATATTAGACGCTTTTTGCGATATTATGAATTTGCGTTGCAAGGGATGTAATTGGACAGAGGAAGCAGTAGTAGCAACATGTGAAGAATATCCTAACACCGTGCTTATGTTGGTTTGTGGGCGATATTGTGATTCATTGGGAATCGACAGTCTGCCTAGCCATGTCAGCATCACCCCTAAAGAATCTGTGAATCTGCGCAAGCTGCTAACCTATATGCTAGACCCAGATGTGTGCTCGTTGTACCGTGAACGCTATGGCTACAAGGCTTTCTTTGCACCCGATACATGGCTCAACGCTTTTACACCTGATGCCATTCTCGAAAACTTCCAAGAAGTGATCTAAAAAATGGATTTTAAGATAACCGATGTCCCAGTAGACACTATCATTGGTAGTGATATTCTAACCAATGCAATCACAAACACAGAGTATCTCCGCCGATTTGTTACCATTCCTCATTGGAAGGGATTGATGCCTGTTGAGTGGGCTGATACTGTACTATCGGCTTGCGTGCTTTACTTCAATAAGTACAAGGAAGCACCCAAAAAACAGTACATTCTGGACTACCTTAACAGCAATCAAAAGGTATTTAAGTTCAGAGACGACACCCTACCGTCGCTGATTTCCTTCCTAGATGGGATTCCTGATGACCGTTCCATCAATCCAGATTTTGAGATTGAGAACACTTTGCAGTTCTTCAAGAAGCGTGCATTGCAACAAACAAAGGAGCGACTGGACATTGCTCTTGACAATGACGACATAGAACTTGCGGAACAGGCTGTCACCGGTACGCAATTAGCATCGGCTGACGGAGTGGAGGAGTTGGATGTCCTGGATATGGCGTCCACGTTGCAAGAGGCTACAGCAGTAAGCGAAGACCCCCTAATTACTATGGGCGGGGCATTCGGGGAGCTTGTCTGCCCGCATATCAAGCGCGGCAGCTTTGTGTTCTTTCTAGCCACTGCTAAAGCAGGGAAAACATGGTGTTTGTACACTTTGTCGGTAATGGCGTATAACTCCAGTAAAAACGTACTGATTTTTGCCGCAGGTGACATGGATAAGAACGACAATAGTATCCGTATTGGGCATATTATGTCTAGGGGGGATACTGCCAGCGATCCACATCATACAGGTATCTATGCGTTCCCAGTACTAGATTGCATGTATAACCAAGACCAGAAATGTGACCAGTCTAGTAATAATGTAGCTTTGCCTGATTACGTTGAACGGCTCATGCGCAGCGAGGATGACCCAGAGAAGCTGCTCGCTAAAATGCCTCCTAACTATTCCCCGTGTAACAAGTGCAGGACATGCGCTAAGTGGGTGCCTACTTGGTACTATGAACCACATGATGTGCAGTACAAAGGTTGGCAGGGGCTTAACACCCATAAGGAAATTAGTAAGCGGCGAAATGGCTCCGTCAAGTTCCGAGTGAAGATATATCCCAATAACACTTTGACCACCAAGGAGATTGAGAAACAAATTGCCCACTGCGCGGAGATTGAAGGATGGGTGCCCGATTTAGTTGCTATCGACTATGCGGACATTATGGCATGGGAAGAAGGTGATAATGAGCGCGATGCAAGACACCGTGAGAATACTAGATGGAAGAATCTTAGGCGCTTGAGCCAGACTAACTACCATCCCTGCATTCTCACTGTTACACAATCCAACCGCGCTGGGTACAGCGCGACTTCACTTGATGCTACAAATGTCAATGAGGATAGGCGTAAACTAGACCATGCTACAGCGGTGTTCAGCTTGAACCAGACGGATTTGGAAAAGGATTTTCGGATAGCCAGGGCCGCTTGCATCATGGCTCGCGGCAAATCCGTATCGAAAGCCAGAGAGGTTGTAATTCTGCAGGGGTACGAAGCAGGCAAGTTTATCCGTAATTCGTTTTGGCGTAAAAGAATCGAGCAAAAAGCGGCAAAATAGTTGCAACGAACTAGGCGAGCTAGGCGTTATAGTTATGTACGGGGGAGCGCCAAAGACGGGTAAGACTT